GGTACTTTAATTCCTTCAGTGTCGCCGTCACAAGGAGGTATAGGAAGGTATTTCACCTTCCGCCTCAGTGCGCCGACTAACTTAAGGAGTGGGTACCCACTCTTGGCAGACCAGCAAACAAGCCGATTAATGGCTGAGTAAATATCCGAGGGAGTCTTAAGTGATTGAAGATACACACCGCGTATATTATGTCCGCGGTAGTAATCTTCACCACACGACTCCCGAAAGTATCCGCTGTTAAAGGATTTCTCCTTATTAACACGAAAGCCGAACAGAGCTAAAGCATGAGTGACGAGTTCATAAGCGTCCTTAAGGACAATTATGTCATCGCCAAACACGCTAAAGTTCCTCAACTCTTTCGTGCGACCATCGAAGGGGGTTAACCCCTTAAGACGGTAACAAGCGTTTACAATCGCAGAGAACAACAACGTTTGTAAGGGAAAAGTAAAAGCATTTCCCATACTTGATATCATCTCTAATTTAACCTGCTTTCCACCCGGGAGGGTGGTAACAGGCGATCTGCAGAGTTTGAGCCACCCAAGTAAAACATTGGGTAGTACAGCCTCACACAGAGCCATAGAGATACTGTCAGATGCCGACTCAAGATCAATAGTGGCAAAACAGCCATCTATTGACCCAAGCCGAGCCATTCTACGGTTGATGTCAGGTTGCTTAGAAAGATCTATATTATAGATCCTCTTCAACTTCCCTTCAAGATACCGCCCTAATCCCATCTGGAACATCATGTTCAAGGTGGGTTCGGTACAGATTGTTCTCGAGATCTCAGATGTTTTAGGGACAAATGAAAGCAACGAGCCCACGACTACCTTCGTCCCATGCGTGTTGTACCTCAGCTTTTCAGCTGAGTACTTCACAGGATGCCGAGAGATAGCGCTACGGTAAAGCCGTAAAAGATGATCATTGGTCATTGTCAAGGTACTATCATACAATTTAGAATAAAAGTTGTACGACTGTGCCCCAACATTGGCCCCAGGACCCACACCCAAGTCGTCGGAAATATTCCACAGACTTATCGTGTGATCTGGACCGTTACCAACCACGTCATGAAGGAGAGATTTTACCTCCCCAATGATGAGGTCGTCGTACAGCCTCTGGGGCTGAAGAGAAAAGGTGCGACATAATTCATTGCTCTGAAGAAATTTACTCAGAGCTTTGTCGTCACAACTCTTCTGATCAATCCCGTCTACGAATTTCTTCAGTAGACTAGACTTCAGAGAAAGTACGCGAGCGGTGCTAATGTGGCAATCTGAAGTAAGATAGCCACAAGAGCTCGGAAGATCATCTTGCAGGTAACCTAAAATAGCAGTTCGACTGAACATACAATTCCTTGGTTAACACAAGTGAAGAAACCGTTAACGACCGTTAGCGAGGCCCAACCTTTTGGTTTGGGCTAAGCGAAAGGTCTAAACGCAGTTGTTGATCTGGCTCAGTCATCAGACAATCATCTGATAGCATAAGACACTCAACATCCGCGAATAAACGGAGGAACTCATCCCATGTCTCGCACACATATG